AGACATGGTGGACCACAAGATGGCAATAACTGGGCTAATTTTACGAATGCAGAATTACAAGTTACTTCTGGAAATGGTACTTATACATTGTGTCAGGAGCGAGGATTAATTACTACTCGCCGTGTCCAACGTGGCGATCTTGGTATAGCTTATTTCTATGCTTATCTTGCTTACGGTGGGGGTGCTTATGTTGGGTGGCGTCCTGTTCTTGAAGTTGTACAATCATAGATTGAGGATAGAAATACACAATGGAATTAATAGTAAAGTTTCTCAATAAGGGGTAAGTATGGCTTTTAAAATAAAAAACGGAGAATATGGTTTCCCCCAAAGTGGTGAATCTGTAGCTGTGTATTATACTGGTACAGATCAATTAGTGCAGGGGCTAAAGACTCCCGATAGCGAAGCATTAGAATTAGATAATCCATTTGTTATTTCTGATGAACAAGATTGGTGGGGATTTGAGCCACCTTCTACAGATAGAGTTGATGTGTGGTGGGTCGAACAAAGACGTTACATAGTCGAAAATGTAATGTGTTGTGATGTTACATTGTTAGATAACCCTTTCCCTCAATACATTACTCAAGATGATGAAACTGATCCAATTTTCACAGCATGGGATAAATCAGAAGGTATTAATATATACACAGACCAAATAACTGACCTACTTGATTATCAACATAGTCTAACATCTGGCACTAACATTAAAACTATTAATGGTCAATCATTATTAGGTAGTGGTGATATAATAGTATATGCCGACCCACAAGATGAAACTGATCCTGTGTTTACTGCATGGAATAAACGAGATGGGATTAGTATTACTGAATCACAGATTAGTGATTTTGGTGATTATCAAGATTCGTTAATTTCTGGTACTAATATAAAAACAGTTAACGGTCAATCGATAGTAGGTAGCGGTAATGTAGCTATACACCCTAATGAAACTGACCCTGTGTTTACTGCATGGAATAAAAGAGATGGCATTCTAATATCTAAATCTCAAATTACTAATTTGAAGGATTATAATGAAGAATTAAACAGTGGCGTAAACATAAAAACTATTAATGGTGAATCAATATTAGGTAGTGGTACTATTGAGATAGGTATTTCTGAGACTGATCCAATATTTACTGTATGGAATAAAAGAGATGGAATTAGTGTTACCGAGTCACAGATCAGTGATTTTGGTGATTACCAAGAGTTATTATATAACGGCGCTAACATAAAAAGTATTAATGGAGAGTCATTATTAGGTAGTGGTAACATAGTAATTGACGCAGGTTATGTTGAAGAATTAGATCCAATATTTACTGCTTGGAATAAAAGAGATGGTATTAGTATTACTGAATCACAGATTAGTGATTTTGGTATATACCAAGATTCTCTAACTAGTGGTACTAACATTAAAACTATTAACGGTGAATCGTTATTAGGTAGCGGTAACATAGAAATAGTTAATGTTATAACAGAAGAATTAGACCCTGTATTTACTGCTTGGAATAAAAGAGATGGTATTAGTATTACTGAATCACAGATTAGTGATTTTGGTGATTACCAAGAACCATTAGTTTCTGGCACTAACATAAAAACTATTAATGGGGAATCGTTGTTAGGTGGTGGTGATTTAGTTATTAGTGGAAACGTGGATGGCGCTTACTTAGTTGATTTGATAGATGATTCTCTAAATGATACTTCATGGAAAAATGATGGTACTGGCACAGGTGTAGAATATGTTGGTAACTTGATGGCTACTTTTGCGCCAGTTGATGATACTTGGTTGCCATGTGACGGCACAGAATACTTAGTAGAAGATTATCCTGAATTAGCGCCTATGATGGAAGTGGCTAGTGTTTCACCGGGTGAAAAGAAATTGTATTCTTGGGGTAGAAATGATTCTGGTGAATTAGGATTAGGTGATACTACTGATAGATCATCACCAGTACAAGTAGGAAGTCTCACTAACTGGAGTGATATTGATGGTGGGTATAGTTATACAGTAGCAATAAAAACTGATGGTACTTTATGGTCTTGGGGTGCTAATGGTAGTGGTCAATTAGGACTAGGTGATACTACTGATAGGTCATCACCATTACAAGTAGGATCATTGACTGATTGGAGTAATATTAGTTCTGGTACTAAACAATTACTAGCAATAAAAACTGATGGTACTTTATGGTCTTGGGGGGCTAATAACCATGGACAATTAGGTCTAGGTGATACTACTTATAGGTCATCACCAGTACAAGTAGGATCACTTACTGACTGGAGTGATATTAGTTGTGGCAGTTATCATGTATCAGCAGTTAAGACTGATGGCACACTATGGTCTTGGGGTAGAAATGATCTTGCACAATTAGGACTAGGTGACACTACTAATAGATCATCACCAGTACAAGTAGGAACTAATACAGACTGGAGTGGTGTTAGTTGTAGTAGTAATGATGTTGAATATCACTCTTTAGCAACAAAGACTGATGGTACATTATGGGCTTGGGGTTATAATTATCATGGAGCATTAGGATTAGGTGTGACCATTATTAGAAAAACACCAGTACAAGTAGGTTCACTTGCTGACTGGAGTGGTGTTAGTTGTGGTAGTGATCATACACTAGCAACTAAAACAGATGGTACTTTATGGTCTTGGGGTGCTAATGGTAGTGGTCAATTAGGACTAGGTGATACTACTGATAGGTCATCACCATTACAAGTAGGATCATTGACTGATTGGAGTAGTATTAGTTGTGGTGCTTCTCATTCTCTAGCAATTAAGACTGATGGTACTTTATGGACTTGGGGTAGAGGTATATCATCACCAGTACAAGTAGGATCACTTACAGATTGGAGTAAAGTTAGTTGTGGTGATAATCATTCATTAGCAATAAGTGGTGAAGATTTTCCTTTTTCGTTTTACACTTCAAATATCATAGAACCAAATGGAATAGGTTACACGAATATGTACTACGTAAAAGCCAAATGATAAATAATAGAAAATGATAACTATACGATAAGGAGAATAACATGGGGAATCTGAGTAACGGTCTAAAAAACATTGATCCAATAAAATATTTAGATTTTAATATAAGTGGACCAATTCAAGGAACTGCTTCAGTAGATTTATCTAGTAACAAGAATATTTACCGAAATGGCAATAGGGCTACACTAAATGTTGTGACTGATTTTGGTGACGCTGGTGGATTAGAAAATGTGGCTTATTATGACGGATCAGAGTGTTATCATAACTTTAAGGGTGGTAGTGGCATAATCATGTTTACTTGTTGGTTAGCTACGCATTATGATCGTCAGATGTCAATAATACTAAAGGTTGACGGAAGTACTGTTTTAGAAGAAACGGTTGGGGGTAGAACTGGTTCTGGTGACACTTATTTCGTTCACATGCCCTTTATGATGTATAGATTAGGTGGTTCTCATGCTGGAACCCTAATAGCAGTAGATCATTCTGATGGTCAATGGATTAGAAATCCTAGATTTTTAGTGTTGGAGGCATAACGATGGCTATTACTTACAATAAAAAAACTGGAGAAATAATCACTTCATCTAGTATCCCGTTTGATTCTGTTGTGACAGAAATGATAACTAAGGATGGTTTAGGGTATGACAACGATATAGAACAAATATCCCCCGATGATTATTATTATGATATAGAAAATAAAAAAATAATCAAAAAACCAGATACTAGCAAACCTTACCATAGTTTTAATTACGAAACGAAAGAATTAGAAACTAATCAAGAATTGTTAATACAAAGCGTAATTGAAACTAGAAATAAATTATTACAGGGAACCGATTGGACTCAACTAGACGACATTCCTAAAGAAACAAAAATTAAGTGGAAGGGTTATAGACAACAACTCAGAGACATAACAGAACAAGAGGGATTCCCTAATGACGTTAAGTTTCCTGAACCGCCTAAGTAAGTAAATAATATAGTGTAAACCTAATCCCCTAATGACTATTACGTTGTTAGGGGATTTTCTTTATAAGATAAATATAAGTAAACATGGAATTTATTTAAGGGAGATATTATACAATGGCAGATATTAAATTTAAATTAGAAGAAGGCGTGTTAGGGGATTTAGCTAAGGTTGCGTTATCTCCCCTAACTGGCGGCTATGAAGGTTCTAGTAAGATGGTTGACAATGTATCAACTAAACTAAGGAAACGTGGTTATTATGCGGCTGAACAAGAAGTAGAAAAAAACACCAAAAACATAATTAGCGGATATGTTAATATACTTAGGAAAGTAGAAACAATGGGTAAGGTAGGATTCGCTAAGGAAAATTTCAATTCTGATGAACTAGGTGTATTAGAAGATTCAATTTCTAAGTTTATTAATAATCACATAAAGGATTATAGGGCTAAGGTTAAGAGAGCCTTAGATTATGATTCTGCCCCACCAGAACCAGATTTCTCTAAAACTTCTATTACTAGGCAATTCGCAAATGAATTAGCTAAGGAAATAAAGAACAAATATAAATCAGATGAAGATACTTACTATCGCATTAATAAGTGGTATAAGGATGGGATGAAAGTAGCTAGTACTACTCTTCCTAGACTGATTTATAGTGGACTAGATTCGCTTGCAGGACAATGGGCACAATTAGAAATTAAAGCAAAGGAAATGAAGAATGATTAAGTTTAGCGAAATAATCCAAGAAGAGTTTTTAACTGGTGGTAAGATTGGTGGGGATTACTATGAAATCTATGTTAACCCCACCTCAGATGAAATTGCTGAACTAGGCGATAATTACCGAGTAATCATTGATGCTGGTGAGAAGAAAATATATGTGACTGATTCTGAACTACTCCATGAGGATATGGTTAAGGCTATCAAATCTGAAGGTGAGTTGCAAGATTTTAACTATACAATGTATTGGAAATTTGGCAAAGGTGTAGATAGATTTATTACTATGAATATAGATGAAACTGGTTACTTTGCTGATAGTTTAACTGACATCATTCTAAAGACTAGAGATAGTGATAAGGGTGACGAAATCAAAAGCCAAATAGATTTATTGGTTAACAGCAATTTCAAGTGGGTTAGAGGTAAGTGGTTTAATCACAACAAATTCCAATCAGCATTAGACGAAGTTAGAGAAATGCTATAAGGGGTAATCATGGCTAATAAGTATTTTAATTGGTACAATAAAAACCAAGAGTGGAATCTGTATAATTGTTTAGCTGATGAATCTATAGAACAATATGGCATTCAGTGTATATATCTACCTAAACATGCGCGTGATGATGATAGATTGTTTGGTGAAACTAAGGGTACTTATTTTAATTCTGATTCTAGTTTTGAAATTACTATGTACCTAGAAGACCCAATGAGTTTTACTGAAGATGAAATGTATTCTAAGTTCGGTCTATCTGTGAACAATAGGGTTACACTATTCGTACAACAACAAAGACTAATAGAACAAATAGGGGATGAACCTTTCTTTGGTGATTTGATTTATGTGCCAATGTTTAATAGATTATTTGAAGTAACTAATCCTGAAGAGAAATCTTCTTTCTTCTTGTTTGGTAGATTAATGACTTATGCGCTCAAGTGTGAACTTTATAAGTATAGTCAAGCTGATATGGATACTGGTATTGAACAAGTAGATGCACTAGAAGGTGAAACTGCACAAGTACCAGAACTAAACGATAACATGGAAGATACTAATGAAGAAGTACAATCCACTATTAACTTTGACGAAAAAAATCCATTTGGTTAAGGGATAAGACATGAAATCATTTAAACAATACTTAGTAAAGGAATAGTTATGGCTAGAAGACCGTACCCTAAACCACAAAAATTTATACCGCGCAATCCTAGTAAATATGTAGGTGATGTAAACCAAATCATAGCTAGGAGTAATTTGGAGTTTAGGTACTTCCAATTATGTGATACTAGTAGTAAAATAAAGAAATGGAATAGTGAAGATTGGGTTGTTCCCTACATTAGTCCTATTGATGGAAAACCACATAGATACTTTGTAGATTTGTATATAGAAAAAACTAATGGCGAGAAGTTCCTAATAGAAATTAAACCATTGTCACAGACTAAACCTCCACGTAAGACAGCTAAGAAGAGACAGAAAACGCTAATAAATGAAGCTAGAACTTGGGCTGTAAATGAAGCTAAATGGAAACACGCTAATGAATTTGCTAAGAAACACGGAATGGAATTTGTGATAATGACTGAAAAAGACTTGTAAAGGATTAGTAATTATGTTATCATACAATGGATATTCTGCTAGAGAGTTATATGAAAATGGTATAGTTCAGTATTTCCAAGAAGCATTTCAGTTATCCTCTATACAGTTTGGTACTAATGAAACATTAGACGACAACCAAGTAGAAAAAGTACACAATAAAATTAGTACTTACTTTTTACTAGGTCAAACTAAATATAAGGTAGACTTAATATCAGATGGTAGTTATTATCATGTGAAATTTTCTTATTGGGATAAAGACAAGTATAACTATGAGATGAAATACGATTTAGATAGTTCCCTAAAGATATTCAATAGTGTTATGTATGTAGTATCTGAAATTACAAATAGCCAAAACATAAATGGTCTAGCTTTCAGCGCACACGAAAGTAACCCTAAACTTAAATCATTATACTCTAAGATGGTTAAGAATAAATCTTTTCTAAGAGTAATGTCAGAAAATGGATTTGAGTTTGACAAGGAAGAAGACGATATCTATTTTTACCAGAGGAAAAGCTAATGTTATCATATAAAGAATATGTGCGATTAGTTATGACTGAGGGGATAATCAATATAGATAAAGAACTATTATCCTTTATGGAAGCGGCTTTTGCTCTATACCTAATAGACCAAATCAAAATAAGAATTAAGAAAGAAACAGTGTTAGAAACACTATCCAAACTAGAACATAAATACCAATTACAATATAATCAATACGCTACAGACAACATTAAGAAAACAGGTAACAGCTACTTAGAATTAGAATATAACAACAATGGCGTAGTTGGTGAGTTTAATTATCACTTAGGAGCAAAGAGTTTAGATGACAATAATGGTGCTTCTTTTCATGTAGGCGGTAATGGTTCTATTCCTTCTATTAAGATAGCTATAGATAAATCCATGACTATGAGATTAAATGAATGGTTAATTAATCCTATAATAGCTAATTTTGAGCTTATCATACAAGAAAAGAAAAACCAACTAGAACATGAGTTAGCACACTTAGTTGAATGGTTACTAATAAACAAACCAAAGAGAATAAAGAAGAATTACAATAACAGTGAATCAGATTATTTCACATCTGATATTGAATATGAACCTATGATAATATCGATGATAAGAAATGTAGAGTTAGCGGTAAAACAGTTTAAGGAAAAACACGGCGAACCAATGACTGTAGAAAGCTATAAGGGATTGGTTAAGGATATATTAGAAGGTGAGCAATATGGAGAAATAGATAGTGTGTTTCTCTTACACTCGAAAAACGTAACTCCTACTAAATATAAAAATGCAGTCAAAAAGATATACGTAGAACTAATTAGCAATATAGAAGAACTAAAAACTAGAGGTTTCCTGAAATAACTTTCATTTGTAAGAGGAAAAGCTAATGCTATCATATAAAGAATACCTAAAGGAAGATGTAATAGAACCAACTACTACTAGTAAAACTATGTCTTTGTGGCATGGAGGTAGATTAGACGATCTTAGTAGTGTGACGTTTAAGAAAGGTAAATACGAATATGGGCCTGGGTTGTACTTAACCACTAAATGGGAAGTAGTTCAGAAGTACTCTAAGGGTAGTCGTAAACTATACATGGTTACTATCACTAAGGGTAAAGATGCCGATAAGGTAAAAGTACCTATTGAAGAGGTTAAAACTTTCTTAGAACAATATGGTATTAAGAAGAAATCAAAAGATGTAATTGATAGTATCAGTAAGTTTAATGAAAATGGTAAGGTTAGAGGAAACATAGTAATTAACTCTATTGTTAATAACGAGGCTGTTAAACCTACCTTACAAAATAGGTTTAGGGAATTTCTAATAGAACAAGGTATTGATTACTATATAGTAGATAACCCTTTTGGTTGGCATGAGAAAATGGTAGTGTTATTCAACTTTGATAAGATATACGATACCGTATTAGTAAAACCTAAAGATGAAATTAAACAGTTTGATTTGCCTAAGACTTTCAGGAGATAATGAGTGATAATATTGGAGAAAGGGTTTATGGATTCAGTTGTTATCAAATCTAAGGGCGCTGAATTTACTGGTGATTTATTCGTTAATCCTTCAAGGAAAGAATTAGAAGAACTTTATCGTTACTCTTCTATTAGAGGTTTTGTTATTGATAATGAATTTGTGGTATTATTTCAGCCTAATTTGTTACACGCTTTTTTGCGTAAAAGGTTTGAATTTCCACCAGATGTAATTTCTATCACATTGACTAAACAAAAAAATGGACACAAACTTATGGTTACAGATGAAACTAGGTATACTAAGTGGTTTCATGATCCTAGAATAAAAGAGTTTATAATGAACAATACATACTTAAATAGATTAGGGATATCTGATGATATAGAGTATTTTGACGATAATTTATTTGGGTGTTGGGAAGATTTATAAAGGAAAATTACTAATGCTATCATACAAAGAGTATGTAGATTTGATATTAAATGAAGGTATTATTAGAGTAGACGAAAAGGTTTTAGATTTTCTTGTAGCTACCTTTATATTACACTATAGTAAAAAGGTAGACAAAGAAATACCCAATTTCAACAAGTTTAAAAGCACACATGATAACTTTGTTAGGGATAATAACATTAAGGTAGAGGGTAAGAGATACTTTAATGTACCATACACCCATGATAACTTTAAGGGAACCTTTAATTACTATATAGATTCTAAGTGTATGAATAGTGATATTGGTGCTTACTTCTCTAGGAAAACAACAGGTAATCATAAGTTAAATTCTATTCATGTATGTTTTGATGATAAGTTGATAGAAGACACTAACAAATGGTTAAATGGAGAAATCAAACTAGACACTATAATAAGAGATAAGAGAACACAACTAGAACATGAATTGGTACACTTAGTCGAAGTTCTTATTGGAGATGATATTAAGAAACACAAGAAGTTTAAGAAAAACTATGATTCTAGTGAGGATGATTATTGTACTTCTGAGATTGAGTTTGAACCAATGGTTGTTAGTAGTATTAGAGATTTTGTTAATGAGATTAAGAAACACGTTGAGAAAACAGGTAAACCAATAACTAAAGATACTTACGAATTATTAGTAAGAGAATACCTAGCTGGTGAAGTAATATCTACATTGGATAATTTGTTTATATTCAAACATAAGAAGATATCTCCTAGTAAATATAAGAAAGTGGTAAATAAGATTTATATAGAACTAATGAGTAATTTGGGTGACTTAATCAAAAACAATATAGTAGAAGGTTGATATATGCTATCATACAAAGAGTACTTACAAGAGCAATTCGACAAATCTAAAACTACTCCTAAGAAAACTATTAAGGTAAACAGAGTTCTATCTGATGAAGAAGTTGAGAAAATAAATAGTAGTAAGGGAGTTAGTGATTTACCTAGAGAAGAACCAATAGACTTAAAAGAATTAGGATTTTAAATTATGCTTAAATTTAAAGAGTTTGATAGTTGTCAAGTATCACCAAATCGTAAAAATGATAAGATAGAAATAGCTAAATCGGCTACTGCTGATAGTAGAACCTGTGATTACACTAAGGTTAGTAAAGATGAATTACAATTATCTAGTGCTACTCATATTGATGATGTTAGGAAGGGTTTACGTTATTTCTCTAATAAATTATTAGATGCTGGTGAGAAACATGATTTCGATAAGCTAACTGACATTGATGGTTTTTATGACAACTTCGTAACTAACTTTGAGAAAGATGATTGGTACAAAAGACACGTAAAGGTAAATAGACATCATTTTAATTCTGAAGGTGGTATGCCAAAAGATATTAACTTGGTAGATGTGATTGAAATGGTAGTTGATTGCGTAATGGCAGGAATGGCTAGAAGTGGTGAAGTGTATGATATTAAGGTTAAGAATGATGTATTGCAAACTGCCCTTAAAAATACTGTAGACGAACTTAAGAAAAAAATACTAGTTAAAGAATAGGAGAACAATAATGCCTAGTAATTTTAAAAGTACAGGAACAGACTTAGACAATATATTTATGCCTAGAGAATGGACTACTTTGGGAGATTTTTGGGCGGAACCTGACACTCCGGGTGGTAACTATGATGATATGGTTGCCGCTGGTAATTATGATGAAACTACTGATACTGGCTATATGGGTTTAGCTACTTCTACTGAACTAGTAGATGGTGTTACCCTTGCCAATGATATCGGATTGACTGCGGGAACCGCATTTAATTCCGATGCTGGATGGCTAAAGTTCTATGTAGGACCAAATGCAGACTGTAATAAAGATGCTGTTGCTAAAGTAGTATTTATTGCTAAGAAAACTCTAAGATATAACTTAACATGGGATGCTATCTACTTAGCGGGTGCTGTATACGGTACTGGTGATAATGGTCCTGCTACCGCAAGTACAGGCACTTCAGCTACACAAAACGCAGAAGTTATATACGGTGGAATTAC